TCCGCCTATATTATAATCTAATCCTGATATGCTTGTTGGGAATATATTTTTAAATCTTATTTCAGTTTTAGGTATATTCTTACTACTTAATATTGTCAATGTAGCGTCTGAATATGTTCCTACTTCAGGTAAAGGTCTTTGTATTCCCTTACTTGATGATGTTCTTTGTGATGGTGTTCCTTCTTGTAATAAGTCTGCAAACTCTTGATGTGATTCACCAAAACCAAGTCTTGATATCCATTTATGCAACTCATTAAAGTTATTTAAGTTTTCATCTACTAGAAACGATATGTTTAAAGGATCGAAAGTCAATGTGTCGCCAGGCACAGGATAGTCATATAATGGAGATGGTACGGTTGCAGTACCTAACTGTATTCCTGGTACATTAGCAGATTGTATAAAATATTCTACTAATGGTAAATATAATATTTCAAATCTAAATTGTATTTGACTTGAATAGTCTAGTTTACTAGGTTGTCTTTGTGCTGTTGTTGTTTGTACCGCCATTATGCTACCTTATTAATTTTTTGTAATTGTTTTATACCAAGTTCAGCAATCTCTTCTGCTGGTTTAAATTCATCACCTTCATCTCTTAGTTCTCGCATATTTACGAAGTTTGCATAAGTCTTTTTAGTTTTCTTTGTAATAATGTGAGCATTCAACAATGTTTTAACTAAAACTCTAAATATGTTATTAGGTCGTTTCATTTCATTTCGTACAGTCTCGTATAAATCAAAATGTTTTTCAGACTCTTCTAGTACCCATTTCCAATCTAACCCAACTGTTTCATATATATCTTGTTTTTCTCTAGGGTTAGCAAGATTAAATATTAACTCTAGAAATATCTTTTCCGACCAATTTTCTACTTTAATATGTTCACTACTATTTAGTTCTGGAACAGTACGATCTGCCCATATTTTACCAAACTTATGATGAAATGCCTCATCGGACATCACTAATTGTAATAGTTTTTTTAGTAGTGGATCTTTAGTATCTGCGTGTGCCATAGAGAATGCCCCCATAGCAAGACCTTCAATCAGTATTTGCATACCTATAATTTTTTTCCATACAACATCACTTGATACAACATCATCTAATACTCTACCTAATGTGTCGCCGACTTTATATACTTTACCCCAGCGTTTTTTAATATACTGGTGAAATGCTAGAACATGGCGTGCTTCTTCTCTAGTTTGATTAGCGGCATATTCTTGAGCACCGGGATCTTTCAAGATATGGCATAAACTAGCACTAAGAGACATAGCACCTTGCTCTCCGTGTAATATTTGTGATAGTACCCAACCGAATGATTCGTTTGCAAGTTTAATCTTTTGTTTTTCTGTAAGTTTATCTGCAATCGTGGGTACTTGTAATTCCATACAGAATACTCTAGGATCTACTAAGTAGTTTTTTTCCATATCAAAATCTACATCAAAGTCAATGTATTTTTTATCATTAGGATCCCAAAAGTGTTTGTGTGTTTGACTTATAATTTTGTCAAAATCTGTTGATCTAGTATCGTATCTATTCTCATCTATCATTGGTGTAAAATGAGTAGGTACAACAGCATTGTATGCTTTATGTTTTGTGAGTTTATTGTTGCCACTTCTAAGACCTTGATACCACCTCTTAGTTTTAAAGGCGACATTCTTAGAAAGCACTAGACCTAGAAATAATTTTTCTTTTATATTCATACTTATATTTAGGGGTAAAAAAAAGGGGAGTCCAAGGACCCCCCTTAATTTCTTGTTGCAAAAGCAACTAACGAGATTACATCAAGTTAGCAACTTTAACTCTTCTGTAATAGAAGTTTTGATTAGCAGCAGCAGGTGCCGTCACATCAATAGTTCCGTTAGCAGCAGTGTTAGCAAATGGATTTTGAACCATTCCGTATCGAGTCTTAAATCCAATTTTTGGTTGGAAAGTATCTTGACCAACTGCTCTCACCATTTGTAGTGGAACATATGGACAGTAGAATAATCCAGCGTCATAAGGTGAAGAACCTTTATAACCAACAACATAGTACTGACTAGCAGATACATTCGCAGCATATGGATCAACATATACTTTGAATCTTCCGTTAAGAACACCAGCAAAAGTATTTGCAGTATCGTCAACATTTAGATTGTTGTTAAGTGCAGGAGTATAATCTAAGATACCAGCCATTTGTAGAGCAGAAGCAACATCAGCACTTGTAATGATGATATTACCTTTTCCTCTTCTTGTTTTTTGACCGATAGCGTTTGCGTCTCTTTCGAGTTGGAACATTAATCCTTTGAACTTCTCAACAGACCATCTTCCGTTTGAGTCAGTATCTAAATCAAACACACCAGCAGTAGTTGTGTTTACTTCAGCACCTTTGTTAGCAACTAAGTAAATAGTTCTAACAACTTCACGGTTGATTTCTGCAAGAATTTCAGTAGATAAAATGTTTGCAAGTTCAGTTTCTGCGTCTAGTCCATGGATTGCTTTTAAGTCTTGAGCAAGTTCCATTGTGTACTCTGCTTTTAGAGCACGAGACTTAGCAGTCACGGTAACTTTATCGATTGAGAATGCCATTTCAGCAAATGCGTTTGCAGCAGCGTCTCCAAGTGCCTCAGCTTGTGCTGTTGACATACCTACAGCAGTACTATATGTACCAGCAGGTGAGTCATTAAGGGCAGCAGGATTTGTAGCAGCAAAACCAGTTCCTGGAGAATTTAAATCTCCAGCAGCGTCATTCGCAGCATGGTCTGTATCAGCTTCATTAAATAAAGCTTCATCGCCAGATTGTGATGTATATCTAGAACGCATAGCGAAGATAAGTCCAGTTGGACCTGTCATCGGTTGTACGCCACAGATATCGTAAGCAATCATATTAGGTAGAGCCCTACGAATAAGTGATATTAAGATTGGATCCCAACCAGCATTGACACCACCACCGATATTTCCGCCGGAAATATTGTTAGATGGCGCAGCCTCCATTAGGTTGTCCTCTTTCATCGCTTTTTCTTGGTTCTCTAATACAACTGTGGTAACAGCTTTTCTATAGCTATCTTTGATTTCTGATAAATCAGGATGCTCTAGTACTGGCTGCCATTTTTCTTGTAAGTTTTCAGTTTGAAACATTGTTTCTCTCCTCTTATTTTTAAAAAAATTACACCCTCACAAAGTTATACTTTAACTTTAGTAAGTGTATTAGAAATTGCGGCGGTGTAAGCAGCCATAGCTTCATTACCACCACTCGTTAGAGTAGCGTCACCAACCACGGAATCAACATCAGCTTTCGCTGTTGTCGGTTCACTATTGTTTTTAGGGAAATAAGATTCTTTAATAGTATCTAATTTCTTACTAAAATCTTGTTCGTCTTTGAATTCTATATTCTCAGCTAATTCTTTCAACTTTTCAGCTTCAGTATCAGCAAGTCCATTAGAGGCTTCAGAAAAGATTTTTTCCTTAGAGAACGATAAGTTTGACTTAGAAATTTCAACATTCTTAGCAATCTCTTCGTTTAATTTTTTCTCTAATTCTTCTTTTTCTTTTGCCATAGCTTCCAAGACATCATATTTTTCTTCAGGAACATCAATATAATGTTCTTTGAATAAAGTCTTTAGTCCAGAAATAAAATCTTCAGCTATTTCAGAACGAATACCTTTGTCAATTGCTAATTGATTGTCTTTAATCCACTCTTCAACTACATAGTTCAAGTATGAATCAACTTTTTCAACCAACTCTTCTTTAACAGCAGATACTTTTTCATCTACTTTGATATCCGATTTTGCTTGGATTTCTTTTTCTTTTTCTGCAAGGCGTGTTTTCACAGCAGTTTCAAAAATAGTCGCAGCCTTTTCTTTAAATTCTTCAGAAAGGTCAGCGTCAGCAGAAACTAGTGCTTCAACATCTTTTGACAAGTCAATTTCAGTTTCTGTATCTTCAGCGACTACATTGTCCTCTGATTCAACTTCTTCTTCTTTCATACCCTTAGGTTTGAAATCGCCTTGACCGGCAGGATTACTACCATCATTAGCGTCTTTATTGACCTGGTCTTTTACTTGCTTAGTCTTATCTCCAGCTTTAGATGGTCCTTTTTTCTCGTCATCATGTTTGACAACGGCAGAACCAAGATCCTCAGCCTCGTTTGATAATGGAGTAGGTTCTGCAGGAACAGCATTTTTCGTAGGTGCGTTAGCATCCTCTGTAATTTGCTCTTCAACAGTTTCTACTTCATTTTGTAGTTCAGTATCAGACATTTGGTCTCTCCTTTTTTTAATTCTAGAATTAAAAATCGTTATTATTAATACAAATATTTATAAGGAACGAATTTTTGAGTTCCCGTAAGAAATAATTTGTACGCAATAATTACAATCGTTTCATAAAGTCTAGAAAAACCGCAGCTTTTGCTTCTTCTAATTCAGCACGCTTTGCTTTTTCAATAACTTCACGATATTTTTCAATTTCTAGAGATTGTATCTTGCCATTTTCCCATACCCATTCTTTACCTTCCATAATGCCTTCTACGAAAGCGTCAGGTGCGGATGGATCTGCAACTATATCAGCAGCGGTTGCAAGATAGAAGTCAGAATTAATAACATTTTTGCCATTAACTTGTTTCATTGACCCCATACCTCTAGATGATACCCCTAATTGAGCACCTTCGTCAATTAAATTCTTGACGATTTTGCCGTAAGGTGTATCCATGACTTTAGCCTCGCCAATGAAATTTCTTCCTTCTGGTTTCAAACTAGTAATCATATGTGAAACTCTTTCGAGGTTCACGGTCGGTCCGTCAGGATGTCCTAACTCACCGAAAGCTCTTTTCTTTTCTACGAATTCTTTGTTGTATCTACCCACTTCTTTAGATAATACATCTACTGGATAAATTCTACCATTACGATTTTTAATGTCACCTTGTAGAAAGATACCACGAATTTTATAATCTTTGCCTGAACCGTTTTGTTTCGCCTCGGTTAAAACTTCGATATCTTCGATAGTTTCTGTAATCAGTTTCATTTATCTTACCTCTACTATGATAGTATAACTATCACCGTTGTTAAAATTTCTTGTCGTAAACAACACATCACCAGCAGGTGAAGTACTTGTTTCTAATGTAGCAGTATTTGCAATCTCATTACCATCAGTTCTTAAATCCCAGACACCTTGCCCAGATAAAACAACTGCTGTTGAGTTTGCAGCAGTGGAACCACTACCTGCCCATAATATTTCTACAGCACCTTTTGGGTCCTGTGTATTGATAGACCAATTCAACTTAGATATTTTTTTTGTTGCATCCTCGGTCATATAAGTTAATGCCGAAGCGTCCATCTTTTTAACTAAAGTTTCTCCACTACCATCTGACAAATTGGTAAACTTCATTGTAGTCTTTTGACCACTTACATCAGCGATAGTTTGACTAGTTACCGTGTCAGCCATTATATTACTCTTCTATTTTAGATTCTAAATCTTTAATAATTTCTTCTAACTGTTCTTTTTTTGCTCTAAGTTTTGCTAAATCTTCACCGTCAATTTTTCCGTTATTATTTTTATCAATTTTCTTTTGAGCAGGAGAAAGTTCTTCTTGATTATGTTCGCCTTCACCAGGATGATAAGGTTCTTTTTCTGCCTTTTTCATTTTATGGTTCGAAGCCATTTTCATACCTTCAGTTTTTTCTAATATACCCTTAGCTGCTTTTTCAACATCATTAGTGATTTTAATAATATCAGATACCTTTAACTTTTTTGGTTTTTGACTATTAGGAATTATAACACCATCTTCACCTGAAACTTTTATATCACCATTTGGTTTAATTTCATCTATTACATAAACCTCTGATCCAAGTCCTTTAAGTGTACAATAGTTACCTACTTTAATTTTATCTTTATTTTGAGAAGTTAACTGTTCAACTTTTTCTTTGTCTTTTTTCGGCTCCATCATTTCTTCTTTATCACCGTCTTTTTTAGCGATTGCTTTTTGTAAAGCAGGTGGAAGTTTTTTCTGAGCGTCTGTTAATTCATTTAAAGTTTCACCTTTAAGTACAGAAGCGGCAGATTCTGCAAGTCCTCTACCAATATGTTTATAATTACTATGCATTTAATCTCTCCTATGCTGTAAAGTTTTTATCTTTTCTTAATTCTAATATGATGTAACCTGTTGCCGAAGCAGCGACTGTTTCTAAATCGCCACTTGTTGCACCAGCATTTGTGGCGTCATTAGCAATAGCAGGTCCTGCATATACGCCTGTACCTGTTAATCTAATTGCGTGTGTATCTGTTGATGAACCTTTGAATTGTATTTCTACTGAACCAGCAAGGGCGTGATGTATTTTTACAATACTTAATTTCGCACCGTTAGCGTGTCCTGATAAACCACTTGCGTCTAATGCCTCAGCAGTAGTGGCACTATCTGCCGAGTGGTCGAAACGAACAACAACTAAACCGCCAGCAGAACCGGCACCCGTAGGTATATTGTCGTCTCTTAATGTTTTTGTTGCGAATGCCATAATTCTCTCCTATTAACTATTTATACTATCTAAGAGTTTCTCTCTCTAAATAATCCATAATTTTATTTTTTTTAACACCATATTTTTTTACTACTCTAACTATATTAGTGTCTATTTTATCTAACGAATCAGAGGTTTTGAATAAGTCATCTACCGCCTTTTTCATTTTAGGCGATAATTTCTTATATTCTTTACTCTTTTTATGTTCTGATTCGTCTAATGACGAAACATATTCTTTATACTGTCTCATCCTGTGTGGGTTCCTCTATACTGTCGCCAGAAAAAGGGTCAACCTCTGTATATTCAGCACCTTGTCCTGTGCCTAAAATATCTTCTTCGGGTTGTGCCTCTACTTCTACAGCAGGTTCTTCAGGCGTTTCTTCAGTTTCAGGTTGATCGTTCATCCATTCACCTGCAACATCTTGACGCCTATCATCTAGCGCTGTTGAAATCTTACTAGCAAGACCATTTTTAAATGCTTTCTCAGCACCAATATTATCTCCTTGAGATAGAGAATCTATCATATCTTTAACATAATTTACTTCAGGATTATTGTCCTGTGTTTGATCTTCACTCATTCATTTTCTCCTTTATTCATTATTTCTCGTTCAATATCGTTTTCGTCATCTTCAGATTCTAATGGATCTGCGATTACACCATGTTGAACTTCATTAGCAATTTGTGAATCAATTTCTAAAATTTCTTCATCTGATTGTCTTAACA